TAAGCTGAATCTTGTAAATACTGTCATGCTGGAAAGTACACAGGAAGCGTATCGGGCAACGGTGGCAGATGTTGCTTTTCGGATGGATCGGACACAAGGCATTCTGAATACTGCAACCGGCGAGGTTGTTTCCGGGGTTTCCTCGATGAATCAGGCTGTCCGGGATGCGGTTCAGAAAATGGTTGATAACGGAATTACGGGGTATATTGACCACGGGGATCACCATTGGAGTCCGGAAGCCTATGTAACAATGGATATCCGAACCACGATGGCGAACACAGGCCGGGCGGCTGTCTGGGAACGTATGGAAGCATACGGGGACGATCTTTATCAGGTATCCTACCATGACGGGGCAAGGCCGCTGTGCTATGACTGGCAAGGAAAGGTTATCAGCCGGAACGATCTTTCCAGGGATGTGGAAGATGAAGAGGGAAACACGGTTCACGTTTACGCTCAGAGTGAAACCACATACGGGCAGGCCGCTGGGCTCTTCGGGATAAACTGCAAGCATTATCCGATTCCGTTTATTCCACGTTTTTCCCGGATCAGACCGCCGGAACAGGACAAGGAAGCCAATGACCGGGAATATGAGGAAAGCCAACAGCAAAGGGCATTGGAAAGAAAGTACAGGTATGCAAAGCGTGACCTTATGACTGCGAAGGCCAGGGGCGATGAGGAAGAAATCACCCGGCAGAAAATTCGGGTAAAGAACTCCCGGACGGAACTCAATAATTTCTGCGAGGAAACCGGAAGGGCGAGAAGGTCAGCTAGAGAAAGAACACCCATCAAGGCAACATGGCCGGATAAGTGATGGAGGGTCAAATGAGAAAAGCAATTTACAGGATGTGTCAGAAATTGCACAAACATCATCTTTTACCGTGGTCTGTATGGTCTGCCGTATATGATAAGTGGCATAGGCTGTTCGATCAAGGCGAACAATGGGAAAGGAGGGTTAAAAATGTGCGAACATGACAGGCTTCGGACGGTTGGTGACCGGGTATTCTGCTGTGAGTGCGGAAAGGAACTCGATATTGCGTTTCTGGAGGGCAAAAACAGCGCAAAAAACCCGCCCGACAATACGGGGATGGATAAATCCCAGGCGAAAAAGACACGGGCGAAAAAGGCCGTTTAACGGCGAATATGATGAATGAGCATCCGCAAGGGTGCTTTTTTCATACCACCCAGAGGAAGAAATTCGATGGGTAAAAAATGGTGGGGTGTGGGGTGGACGACAACGCCTGCGCCGTGTATGGGTGGTTCTGATGAATAAGCATCTGGAAGGGTGCTTTTTTCATACAATCACGTCCGGCAGGACGATAAACATGCATCGGTGCATCACTCTATAGCACCGCAAAAAGGAGGGTATATGGCTGGTATTTTCACAAGGCCCGCATTGGACAAGATCATGCAGAACGCAGAGCTTACACCAGAGCAGAGAACAGAACAGGTTTTCTCCCTGTATGGCCGTGCGCTGGATGAAGGCTACATTTCAAAGCGGGACGCAGACGAAGCCAAAAACAAAGCCGTTGAAGCGGCAAAAGCGGAGTTCAAGGTTCCTGAACCTGTTGACCCGAAAACCACACCGGAATATATGGAAGTGCTGAAGGAAAGGGATATGCTCCGTGCGATCGGCGGAGAAGATTTCCAGACAGTCAAACCGAAGTTCCGGGAAACCGTGTTCGGAATGCTGGACAGGGGCGAAAAGGCGGCTCCGGTTGCGGAACAGTTGACCGGCATCAAAGAAAAATACGAAGAGTATTTCACAACGGCCCAGGAACCGCAGGAACCGAAAAACACTCCGCAGTTTTCAAAACAACCGGGACATTCCGGCACAAACCCGGAAAGCGAAGAGGATAAACTTGTCAAACAGCTTTCCGCACAATGGTAAAAGAAAGGAATGAAAAAACATGGCGAACTCTATTAATTACGCTGCGGTTTTTAACCGCATCCTCGATGAAAAGTTCTACATCTTGCCTCGCACGATGTGGATGGAAAACACGAACCCCGGCCTTGTCTGGGAAGGCGGCAAGGAAATCAAGGTTCCGAAGCTGGCTATGGACGGCCTCGGTACCATGAACGGCTACAAAGCTCCGAACGGTGACCTGACTCTGGATTGGGAAACCAAACAGCTTCAGTATTACCGTGGCCGAAACTTTGCTATCGGTCGGTACGATGTGGATGAAACCAATTTCGCCCTGACCGTTGGCAATGCCCTGAAAGTGTTCCTGAATAGTCAGGTGATCCCGGAAGTTGACTGCCTGCGTATTGCTGCCGCTGCTCAGGGTGCTGTTGCTCACGGCAAGGTTGTTGCACAGGCTACCTCCGACATTACCGCTGCCAATATCCTTGACCTGCTGATGACGGATATCACCTCCGTTCAGGACAAGATTGGCGAAACCGAACAGCTTTACATTCAGATTTCCACCAACCTGAAGGGACTTCTGGAACGGTCCTCCCAGATTGCCAAATACCTGAATGTGCGTGACTTCAATGTCCGGTCTGCCACGCTGAAGATTGAGGCCCTGAACGATCAGTATCTGATCGGCACTCCCTCCGGCTATATGCACAGCGTATTCGGCCTGAATGACGGCGCAACCGCCGGGCAGACTGTTGGAGGCGTGACATTCACCGACCTCGGCGCAAACATTAACTGGATTATTGCGGCTCGTCCTGCGGTAGATGCTATCGCCCGTCCGCAGATCAGCAAGGTTATTGATCCTGATGTGAACCAGGAAGGCGAGTTCTGGAAAATCATGTTCAGCATCTATCATGGTTGCTGGGTGTATGACAACAAGGGTGACGGCCTGCTGGTCAACCTCGACACCGCTTCCGCCGATGATCTGACGGTTGCTTCTGAAGCCGGAACCGCTGCCGTCGGTGATTCTGTTATCACCGTTTCCGGTGTGGCTCCTGCTGGCTTCAAGTACGTCTGGAAGGCCGCTTCCGGTACTGCTCCGTCCGTTGCTATCGGCACTGCCCTGAAGGCTTCCGATGGTTGGGCTGACCTGCCTGCTGGCGGTATGATTTCCACCACGAACGCCTACAAGATCACCGTTGCCCTGGTTGCGGCGAACGGTCAGCCGATTGCCTACGGCACCGGCACTGTTGCGGCGAAAACCGCCTAATGAGGTGATTCAATGAGCGCAATTGTAGACTATACGTTCTATGCGGATACCTACAAAGGGAGCGAGGCTGATGAAACCTCGTTCCCTGCGCTCAACGCTCACGCTTCCCGGGTTATTGCCAATATGACCCGCTGGCAGGTGGATGAAACCACCATTGACGAACTCCCTTCACTTATTCAGACCTTGTACCGGCTGGCGGTCTGTTCCCAGATTGATTTCCTCGCTATAAACGGTATGGAAAGCATTTCCGGCGGGAATGATACCGGGTTCACAGTCGGAAAGGTGAGGGTTGACGGCAATAGCAAAGCCAGCGCAGGCGGTGCGATGAGCGCAAGTGTATCCCCTGCGGCTATTTCCTATCTTGAGCAGACCGGACTTATGAACCCGGCTGTTCCTGTTGCGGGGTGTTATCCATGCTGAGACCGATTCCGGCAAAGATCATGAGAAGCACCGCCACGGTAAAGGCCTGCACGGGCGTTGATCTGTATCAAAACCAGACCTATGAGGAATACACAGTAAAGGGTGTTCACCTTCAGCCTACAAACGAAATCCGAAAGACCGCAGAAAATACCGATTGCGTTTTGCGGTCAATCCTTTTCGTTGATAAGCGGCACAGCAAACCCGACCTTGATTGGTGGGCGTTGTTTAATACGGCTCATAAGATCGGCGGGGACGTGCGGGTGACCGTCCGTGGCGAAGAATACACCGTGTTCACTGTTGAAGAACTCAGGGACGATACCGACACTTTCCACCATTTGGAAATCGGTTTGAGGTAACAATATGCCGATAAAGATCAGGATTGATGCTAATCAGGTTGGCGCAAAGGTCATGACGGCATGGAAGGACAGTCTGACTGCCCTTTCGGAAGAAATCCTTGCCGATTGTAACGAATACTGCAAGGAAGATCAGCACACGTTGATAGATTCCTCGCTTGCCGCTTCCGTTCCGTCGGAAGGAAAGCTGATATGGGAAACCCCGTATGCGAAAAGGCAATATTGGGCGATTAAAACGAGTCTGACCCCTGGCAGGACGTGGAAATGGTGTGAAACAGCAAAGCGGAAGCATAAAAAACGCTGGAAAAGTTTAGCTGAAAGGGGGTTAAGGGAAAATCTATGACCATTATCAATGCGGCTATGGAATCCGTAATGCATTTGATAAACGGGCTTGGCCTGTTTGCCCTTATCACCCGGGGCGCACTTGGAACCGGAAACGGGCTTGTGTGTGAAGTTGGTCCGAGTGGCCCTGAAGAAGTATACATGGACAAAAACCAGTATATCATTCTGGACTTTACGATCAACGGAAAGCACGCAAACCTGCAAACGCTATCGGACGATATGAACCGGATTCATCAGGAATTAACGATGCTTCATGAATACCCTTCCGGGGACGATTGGAACATTGTAGATATTACAACCCTGACGGAACCGCAGATTATTGGCCGGGAAGATAACAATGTGTGGCTTATGGCTTCCGCACTGAATGTGAAAATCGAAACGAAACTGTGAAAGGAGAACTAATCTATGGATGCAGTATGGGTAAATGAACTGTATATTGCTACCGCCCCGGCGGCAACCCAAGGCGGCGAACCTACGTGGTCGAAGCTGTGCAAAGGCATTGAGGGAATGACCTTCAATGAGAACGAACAGAATCAGCAGGCGTTTTTCCTCTGCGGTGAGGGTTTCGCTCATAACGAGGTTACCGGTGCGGCTCCTGAACTGGTTATCACCGGCAAGCGTGTTGTCGGGGATACGGCGCAGGATTATATTGCCGGGAAGCAGTTCCTTCTGGGCGCGGATCGGAACTCCAGCGTGAAGATTATCTCCGGTGGAAAGCAGATTGTCTGTGATTGCTCTATCGGGGCTATCAGTTCATTCGGCGGTCAGACGCTGGACGTGAACGCCTTCGGATGTACGCTCCGGTTCAATGGCAAGCCCACCGTGACGGATGCAACCTGATGATGCGGGGCGGGGCTATAATTCCCCGCCCCTTTTTTACGAAAGGA